CTACTTTATAATTGCTCCTGTATTGGTAGCAACATAAATATTTACTTTTCCATACTCTTTTGTTTCAATTGTTGCAACATCTTTCATTGGTGTAGCTAAAATCTGATAACTCAGCCCTCCATATTTTGAGGGATTTAATGAACCGATTTGGTTACCAATTACAGGACGTTTATGTAAAGGGTATACATACCATCCTGTTGCTTCTTTTGGTAAATACAACTTTTTTGAAATAGCATCATCTACATCTTTTAAATATTTCCAATCAGCAATACCTCTAATAATCTTTGTATTGTCCATAAAACATACTTTTTCAATTGGCATATTATTCTTTAAATGATAAATTCCATATTTGTTCTTCTCATACATCCCTGCATTTCCTCTTTGGTATTTTCCTTTGGCTACTTCAACATGCAAATGGTTTCCACTAGCGATTCCTGCGGTTCCTTCTTGTGCCATTTGAACACCTTGCTTATAGGAAGACCCTATTGAAAAACCAGTTGGGTCATTATCATGAATTACCATCATACAACAATAGTCAATCGTTCCATCTGCAAAACGTACTTTATGTAAGCTTTCCCATATCACTGCATTTCCATTTTTAGCACTATCTAATGCTACACTTCTTGCACTAAAGGGAAAATAGGCATAATCTCTTCCGCTGTCTTTTCCAGCTAAATCAACAGCATAAGTTCCTTTATGTGTTCCTTCATTATCACCTTGTGTAATATTGCATATTTCCATTGGAAATAAAATATCTTCTATACCATTACGAACACTCGTCTGTCCTTTTTTCAACTAATCATCTCCTTCTTCACCTAAATGGGTAGCATTTTCCAATTCAGGCAATCCTTGAATGCTTGTAAGAAGTGAAATTAACCCTGATAAAAGTGATGATGACAAGACAATAATCCAATTAACATCTGTTATGAGGATATTTGTCCCGATTATCCCTATTGCTGTTTGAGCTATTGTTTTACATGCTCTTACACATGCCAACATCCACCATTCTTTTCTAAATAAGTTTTTCATAAATACTATATTCTAATACCATAAGCTCTTCTAAACCAAGCTTTCGACCATGCTGCAACAACATGTCCTGTTGTAGTCAATGTCGTAGCATTTGTAAACCTAAATTGTACTGCTGCATACACCGCCGCCTTCTGAAACGCCACTGCTTCATATTGATGTGTAGATGTTGAATTTGAATAAACAATATCACTTACACTGATTAAAAGAGAGCCAATGCCATAATTATCACCTTGAACTTCTACAAGAATAAAATCATATTTTTCAATACTATCATTTAAAGTAATACTTGTATTTGCTGAAACAGATTGTTTCGTCAATAATACTTTTTTTGACCTCATATCATCTATTTCATTTTTTGAATACAATTGGCTTAATTGAATTATCCCTTTTTCTGTCTTTTCTTGAATACTAAGTATAATCTCATCAATATAAATTAAACATAATATTTCTTGTTCCACTACATCATTATTTGTAAGCTCGGGTTTTTGAGGTATATCTGCTGATGGGATTCCTTTCAATACTCTAAACCCTAAAAAATCATTACCTTCAGATTCTCCATCTTTGACATACTCAGCAATAATATAATCATATCGTTTTACTCCAAGCGAGCCACTATCAATTGTGATATCTTCATAATTATCGACAACAATTGCTTTTCCATTCAAAAAATATACTCCACTTTTAATCCTAACTGTATTATCGTTAATTTTTACTACTTCTAATCTTTCTTTATAATCCATTACCCCAGATTGTCCTATTAATGAATCTTGCATATATGCCCAATCACTAGCTGATATATATGATTCATTATCTGTTGTATTTTTAATAATTCCTTTTTGTGCCATCTAATCACCTACCTTATATTCAATACTATGGCCTTTTTCATTTATTACTAACTTCTTTTCTATAATCCTTGTTTTGATTTCCAGTGTGGTTATTTCATCAATACCAGAAATTACATCACCAATATTAAAATTTACTATCTCTGTTTTTAAAAACAATTCTATTGTTTTCTTTAAACTCTGTTTACTAAAAGTTTCCAGCACTTTTTTCTTTAGTTCATCAAGAGAATTTACTTTTTCATCAACAAAGATTTGCTTAATGATTGTATTCGTATCTATGTGTGTTTCATTTAAATCCAATTCTGTAATCGCACCCGTTTCATCTCGATACATAAAAACTTGATAATTCCCCTCGTCACTTGTGCTATTTCCAATAATGAGATCTACTTTCTCACTTTCATCTATTGAAGAATCAATTTCGATATTATAGTCTTTATTAATTGTATCTTCATACACTCCAAGCTCTTTTATTGAAATCATTAATTTATCATTAACACTATTATGTCGAACACTAATATAAATATCTTCATTTTCAATTAGTTTTTCTAATGCTTCCATATATGTTAAATATCCGATTTCTCCTTCTACTAATATATTCTCGCCTGTATCATCTATCATACAAAGTCCTAAACATTCTTGTGACAATGAATAATCTTTTATCTGTGTTATCAAATCTTCTATATATCCATTAACATTTAATAATTTCTCGCGTTTCTTCGTTGTTTGATTATATGGAGGAAGTAAAACGTCTCGATTTAAAAGATAGCGAAAGTTTACACCTGATACTTTTATCATTTCTTCTGTATGAGTTATCTTTTCTACCCTTCCTCCCCACTCACTCTCTGCAATATATACCCAATCTCCACATACAATTGGTGCACTCAACCATGCACTTTGACTCATCTGAATTTCAAAATCATTTTTATTCATATCCAATTCTTTATGCAGTGAAAATTCAGCCTTACTGTAGTTTTTTATGATCCCGCATTCTTTAAATCTTAAATCATCTTCTTTAACTACTTTTGCATGTACTATATCCATCTAGGCTCATTCCTTTCTGTATATAGGCAAATTGAAAAAGAGAACGTTCCATCGTAGTCAACTTTATTTTCACCAATTTGAATTGGTAAAAATATAGAGCTGCTCTTATCTCTTTCATCAAAACAGTTCACTATTTCTCCAGCAGCAGTAATCTTCACAATCGTTTTATCATTTTGATCAATAATATAACGTTCACTATCAAGTAACTCACCATTCATAGCATATAAGTTTTCACCTATTCTTACCTTCGGATCTTTAATAGGTCCATAAAAATACAGCTTACACTTTACTGGAGCATAGTGATTATTTAAAATGTCCATATTCTTCCATGAATATTTGAATGAAACTGGAAAACTCAAAGGAAAATGAAATCCTCCATCAATTGAATTTTTTTCATATATTGAGAAATCATATGTTTTTTCTGTAATCCATTTAGGACTTTCACAAAACAATGACAATGTAATATATTCCATTGCTGCATATTGATTCCACTCCTTTTTTGAAGAAGCTACTAAATAACAGTTTATATACTCATCATTAACATACAATTTCCCAGGCTGTTTTGCTTCAATATCATAGTTTAATTTTGTTTCTAAATCATTTAATATTTCTGCTTTTTTAGTTCCTATAACTTGTAAAGATATAGTTTTTACTTTTCCTAGTGAGTATATCTGATTTAGTATTGTTTTATTTTGAGAAGGCATATTGGTACTATCATATGAAAACTCATAATCAAAAAGATTGTGGTCAGCATAAATAAAAGGAGCTTTTGAAAAATCAATCACTCCACCTAATCCTTCATAAGATATTTTATATTTCATCATTTATTCACCTCACTCACTAGTTTTCCAAATTCTCTACGATCCATTTTTACACTAACACCATCCATCATTCCCATTACGGAATGCATGAAAATCTGTGCCATTTTGTTATAGTCAATGATATCTACTGGATCTGCGCCTCCTCCACGTGTAAGTGGTGCTACCGTTGTTCTTGTTCCATTTTGCAATAACAGCTCAGGTCCTGCTTCTCCAACCATTGCTATTCCATTCATTAAGTCTCCACCTTTAGCTAATCTTTTAACTTCTTCTAGCTCATCTAAATTTAATCCATATTTTTTTCCACCTATAAATGGTATCCAATCTGGAAGTTCAAATTTGAAAGTTTTATTAAGCTTTCTTATCATCGAATTTATTATTCTAATAACTGCATTAAAAATACCAATTATAATATTAGGTAATAAATTCTCCAAACCTCTAAATACCTGATTTATCAATTCAGATACATATGTAACAATTCCTTTAATCATAGACGCTATTATGCCAGTAACTATTTGAAGTAAAGATAAAACTTTTTTAAATACATCACCTGTAAATGTATTTAATTCAGAAAAAACTGTATTAATTGTTTCTTGTATTAATGATGGAATCGACGTTATAAAACTAATTACTGGTTGTATTACTGAAAGTATATTTCCAATTGTTTGTTGAATAGAATTCCATAAAAGAAATATTTGTCCTATTGCTGTTTCAATAAACTCTTGCCAACTGTTTGAGAGTGGAACAATTCCTAATTCAATGACATTTAAAAATGCTGTTGTAAGTCCTTCAAAAACAGGTTTTAGCACACTATCCCAACCAGATAAAAATGCTTCTTGAATAACCTGCCAAGCTTCTGCAACTAAATTACGAAATGCTTCAATAATAGTACCGCCATCAAAAATCAAATCTATAAATGATTGAAATAGATTTATAATATTATTAGTCAATTCCATTACTTTCTCAAATCCAGAAATCATTGTACCTATTAGCTCTGAAAAAGAGTCTGCTATTATCTCTGTTGCATCTAAAATTCCATTCATATTTAAATTATTATCCATATTTTCTCCTTTCTAATTCAAAGTGATATATTAGCATTTCATTAAAAATTATCGGATCCATTTTCCAAAATTCTTCTTCACTTAATCCAATTAAAAGAGCAGAATATAAAATTTCTGCCCATTTTATTTCATATTTTTTTGTAATTCTATTCTCCCTTCCTGTTTTTTTTTGAATGCCTTCATCTTATCACTAAAAATATTAAAAATTTTAAATATTGAATCATCATCAACACTAATTAACGACAGTGCTTCTTCATGTGAAATTTTTTTCCCATTCGAGCGTAAAATTGAATAAATTAATATTGAAGCAACCTCCATTTGATTATTTTCACTTTTCATTTTTTTATTTAGTTTTTCTAGTCCGTAATCACTTAAAAGCTTTAATGTTAACCAATTAATACTAATTTCTAAATTTTCACCATTTGTTAACGTTATATCACTCATATTACGTACCTTGGATAACTTCTGCTAAATCCTCTGGTGATAAAATCGGTTTGCTGAAGAACTTTTCTTCCGTTAATCCTTCAGGCAATTTAAACTCTGTTTCAACTTTTGTACGATTATCTCCATTATCATTAAATGCCATAGCCGAAATCGTAAACGTATCATTTTGTTCTGCAAACTCTACATCACTTGTTGTTACTTCATCAGTATTTGCTGTAAGCTTACATTTTGGATACCATTCATAACGATAGAATCCGTTCTTAAGCTCAACAACCTTACCATAAGCAAAGTATGGACGTTCGCTATTGCCACCACTCATGATAAGTCCTGTAGTGTCAATTACATCTCCACGCATCTTTGCTAATGTTTCAGCAGGGAATGCAACTACTTCAACACTGATATCCGTTGAAGCTAGAGTAGATACTACTTCATAATCTTTTCCACTAGCTCTTACTTTTGTACTTGTCGCATTTTCTGTAACACTAACACTCTTCACAACCTCTGTCTTTTCTACTTTTGCTTCATATTCTCCATTAAATACTCCATTTTCATTATCAAGAGCAAAACAAACATATTGTGCTCCTACTGTCTCTTTAATCTGCGGTCTTTTATTTTCAATTGCCATAATTTATATTCATCCTTTCATCGTTTATAAAATGCATTTGCATCATTTTTTATTAAATTTTCAAAAAAGCTGTCAACCCCAATAAAAACATCATCCTTAAATATAAAGTTTTGCTTTTCAAATTCTTGTATTGCTTGTTTCTTTGCCAGTTTACTAGCAAAAGGAAGATTGCCAAATAATCGCTCAATAGCATTCGATTTTTTCAATTCTAACAGTTCTTTATCATATCTTTTTTGAGTTTCTAACAACTCCTTTACATCAATTCCGTTATATCTCTCTACTATTTGATTCAATTTAGTAAGTTCCTTATATAAATGGTCATTTTCTTTTTGCATCTCATTCATTTGTTTTTCTCGCAAAACCATTTGTTCTTTCACATGATTAACATCTTTTCCATTTTCTGCCATTACAAAATCAATTTGTTTTTTTGTAAGACCTATTCGTTGTAAGTTTTTCGTTTTCATACTAACCTCTCGTTTTAGACTTTTTAGGTGGTAGCCATCACCAAACGTGCAATTCTTTTTAGGTCATAAGCCTGGACCAATAACTATTATTGATAAGCTAGTTTTTGTACTTCTTTTGCAATCCTTAGCATTTGTCTATGTTCATATATCAAGACTTCTAAACGCTCAATTGCTTCTGTCTGCGTAGTTCCAATCGCAAACAATTCTGGATATTCTTTACTTTCTACTTTATAACATTCTACTAATTTTACTTTCATTACGTTTTTCATGTTTGCTCCTTTTCTAAAATAAAAGTGTTGTTTTTTATCTAAACAACACCTACGCAATTATCACAATATCATAGTAACATCTTTTTAAGCGTACAGTGTCGCATGTCATAAAATCTTTTTTAACTCACTGTTGATTTTGCGATAAATGTGTTGTCGGTTGTAGTTATACTTAATGGCTACTGCTTCATGACGAATCCCTAAAATATGGATATCCACAAGCATGTCTTTAACGATTAAATCTTCAATCATTTCGAATTTATTCTCTATTTCTACTAATCTATCCTCATACTTTTCCTTAATCTTTATCATTTGCTCTTCCAACATCATAAGACTCACCACTTTAGATTTATATGGACCTTTTTGCTTAGAAGTATAAACTTGATTAAATTGAATAGAGGAAACTCCTTGTAATTGATTGGCAATATCTTCTAGTTCCAAGTTCATTTCTATAATGCTCTTTGTGTAGAAGTTTACACTTTTTAAATCTCTTATAAATTGATCTATTTTTTCTTGCTGTTTCATTTTCCTCCTTCTTCCATACATTTTATTCGTATATAATTTCTTACAATCAAATTTTATTACAGTTTAATCGTAGTGTCAACGACTAAACTGTAATATTTTTATATCAAGCTTGATTTATTACGATTATATCGTATAATTTAAGAAAGGAGTTTTTATGGAAAAGAATGCAAGAGATATTTTTGTCAAAAATTTGAAAAGAATCATGGAAAAGAAAAAAATTTCGCAGACAATAATTGCCCGGGAAATGGATTTACCGTTATCTACTATTTCAAGTTGGGTAAATGCTCAAAGTTATCCTCGTGTTGACCGTATGAGTAAACTCGCAAACATTTTAAATGTGAGTATGAACGAACTCACTGGAGATAGTGATCAAAGATTTTCAACTGCCGAAGATGCTATGAAATTTTTAGTTGAACAACCTATGATTGCAGCATATGGGGGTTATGATATCGATAAAATGAGTGATGAAGAAATTGTAAAGTTTGCCAACACGGTTTTAGATTTATTAAAGGTAGCTGCTAAGCAAATAACTTAATA